ACCATCACCATTCTCAAGATCAATTTTCTTACCCTCAATAAATATAGGCCATGCCACACCGCATGAATTTATTTTTACAGTCACACTAATTTCACAAGCTGGTCTATCTTTATGTTTTTTTAAATCAGCTGTATAAGTATACATCCTCCAAAAAGAATAAGTTGGTAAAAGTTCTAGACCAGTTTCTTTTTCCATTAATTTAATTTTACTAATTAAGACAGAGTCTGTGGCAGGATCTCCATAGTACATAGTATCACCTTGATTATTTTGGTTCAAATCAAAAGAATCAAAATTAGTTCTATGTCTCATTCTTGTGTAATGTGTAAGAAGATCCACCTCTTCTTTAGAGAGAAAATTTTTTATTACTTTATAACCTTTTTTTAATTCATCCATGAAACTATTGAATACCTTGTCCCTTTTTTAAGAGGTTGCACTGCATGTGGGAACATAAAATTACTTGGCCAAATAATTATATTACCAGGAGTGTTTTTTATTTTTTCTATTTTTCCATCAATATCAAAACAAAGCTCACCACCTTCATAATCATTGTTTAAAATTAGGATAGAACTTAGTTTTCTATTAAAACCTGGACCGTCATCTACATGAAAATCATAGTGACCACCTAAACCATATCTTAAGGCTTGCATGTC